GTGGGAACCTGTTAAACTGAGATTTTTGGGAGCGGAAGCCTCCTAATTGCCTGCCCCCCACCCACTTACAAAAGCTGTTGCGTAACTCGCTGAAAATCAGCGACAAGACTTGTGTAAATCGCATTTTTTCTTGTGCTTTTTTTGTATAAAAACTCGCGTAAATCGTCATCGTTGCTTCGTCTTTTTGGTCAAATTTAGCCACTTTTTAAGCCTTTTTAGGTCTTTTCTACCTCACCGCCAGCTTCAAGGTAGGCATCAACGATTGGCTTCGCCTCTTGAAGGAACTGTTCCTTTTGGCTTGATGACCATTGCTTTATGTTCTTGCGTGCGAGCCATTGCCTAGCCTTGACTATATAGGAGTGCCACGCCGCTTCGCATCTAGGGGTGGAGGTCTCAATGGGGTCTGGGAGCAATCCAGTCCATAGGGCTAGTTGCTTGAGACCACTGGGGCTAGGGGCTTGAATTGATGGGCGAGATTTGGCGACTCGCTCATACCGCCTAGCTTGCTCACCGTTTATTTGGGCGTGGGTCTGGATGGCCTCTAGGTCTAATCCTTCTTGGCGAGCCGATAGCAAAATATCGCCAGCGTCTGCGGCTAGTCCTATGGCTTGTCCCATCTGCTCGATGGCATTTTCCTTGGCCTTGTCCAATAGCCTTATGGTTTTAAGCAGTTCCATTCCGACTTGTTTTTCACTCATTTTTGGGATGTCCTTTTTGGGGTTATGCGTAAGCCTCGGCCAACTCCTCGGCCTCGACTTCTGCGCGTGGTTCGATCTCTCGAAATCTGTGCTGTGCAAAGCCTCGCTCCGGGTGCGGTGGCGTGGTTGAGCAGGGATTTTCTAGCCCCTCCAAATAGACCACCACTTCCCCTGCCTCTCCATTCGTGCTTATGCCTATACCTATTCCCCTTATTGTGTATTGCCTATCCTTGATTGGTAGTGCGTTGTAATAGGCTATGATGTCGGGTGGAAAGCGATCATCCACACAGACTACTTTCGATCCAGTTGTCACCGTTTTTTGCCTCGCTTTTTTATGCCTTTTTCCCAAGCCTCTCTGTTCCATTTGGGGCATTGCTCCCTCCTCTTTTTGTGGACTCGCAAGGCTCGCTCTTTGTATATTTGCCTCACTCTTTCGGAGCGTTGGATGCGTAAAACTAGCCCGGTGCGTTGGCTCAACTCCGTAAGCCGTGCCGAGATGGCCGCCCTTGTGTAAGGCTTGCCAGTTGAGGGGTTGATGTAACGCTTGGCTATGGCTGTTAGGCTGTCTGGGCTTCGGTTACTTGCTAGGGCTAGGAGTGCCTCGTCCAAGGTATCGTCTCGCCTATGCCTCAACATCTGCGAATCACCTTCGTGTTTAATCGTCTGCTCCACCACCTCTGCCGTGAGCTTCGCTAGTTGATTTAGGTCAATCATTGGGTTCATCGCCTTCATCTGTGCCAATCGCTCTTTGACCCGATCTTCAAGCGTATCGATATGGTCTGCCATATTTGGCGTGTAGCTAGCCAAGATGCTATCGGCTGGGTCTTGGCCTTGGTGGTTCATTGGATTTCCACTAACGCTGTTCGTCCCACCCTTGCCAATTCCCGCCTTGCTTGCCGTTCGGTTGCGTAAAAAAGGTCAACGACTGGGAGCTTGGTTTTGCCCGATGCCTTCCTAGAAATTACTGCCGTTCCAGTATCGTGAGCGTGGTATGCCTTGCCTTCGATTAGTAGGGTCGTTCCGTAGGGGATAATTCTAGGGTCTACTGCACAAGATTTGCCAGAAACCAACCGTTTTCCAGTTGAGCTTTTCCACCCAAACTCGTCCTCGCCCAACCAATACGCCGTGATTCTAGCCTTGATTGTTTTCTTGGCTGGGGGCTTCGGGGTTTCGATGAGTATGTTCGCCCCCTGCACCGAGGTTAAGAGCGTGATGGCTAGGATGATGATGGCTTTTTTCATCGTTAAGAAGTGGAGTCGCTCGCATAGGTGCTGATAGCGTCTCGATGGGGATTCGTCTCCCTTGGTTCTTTTGCCTTCTGCGTTGTCAATCGGAGTCTTGAGCTTGTCGATCTGTGCCTCGATTGCCTTTGCTTCCATCTTATTGATTTTCACGCTTCACCTCCGTCCAATGGCATCGCTTGTTTGGCCTTTTGATTTTGCCTCTACCCTCAAGATATCGTAGGTGGTACTGAATCGCCCCGTGGGTTTTCTTTAGCACTTCCGCAATCGTGCAAGTGGGGATTTCGTTTGTGATTAGTGTGAACACGGCATCTCGAAGCATATCAATCGTAGCTTGGTTGCGAGTCGTGGCGTAGAGCTTTTCCAATTCCTTGCCGGGGTAGCGGTCAGTAAGAATGCCCCTCGCCTTAACCTCTGGCGTTGTGTATGCTTCGTTCATTGAGTTTTTAAGCTACTTTGAGTCTTGGTTGATGCAAGGGGTGGTTTTGGGTTATTCAACAATGCAAATAGTATTGAGCTATGTTCTTGCCGCTGTTGGTTTTGATTGTTCGCTTCTCGACTAGATGCCCAGCCTTCCGCAAGTCGCACACTCGGCTTGCCAGTCGGAAGCACTTGAACCATTCCAACGCTTCCAGAGCCGTGAGGGTTCGGCCAGATTGCAAGTGGGCTAGGATTCTGGCGTTTTGATCGTGGCCTTCTGTCTTTTGTGGGTGAGTTGTCCTCATAAAAGGCAACTCAAACTGCTCTGTTTCAACCATCGCAATCATCGTGAGCCTCCTTTCGCCTTCCTAACAATGAAGTTACGGCTCTTGGCGAACAGAATCGTTGTTGGGTGAACTCCCCAAGCCTTCGCAAGCTCGCTCATCGACATTCCGCTTTCTAGTTGGTGCTTCCAAAGCGTCCATCGCTTCTTAACAGTCGAATACTCACGATTTCTCCTTGCCCCAGCCTTTCCATAGGTAGGAACAAGCTCTTTTGGGATGTCGAGGGGGGTAGTTACCCCTAAAACGAACTTTTCAAGCCCTTTAGAGGCCAATTCTGCTCGATTTTGTGCCATTGTAGAAGTGAGTGTGGTCACCATTTGCTCAAACTCCCTTAATTTGTCCTCGCAAAGCTTCACCCGGTGGATGGTTGCCGCTAAAACCAGCTCTTGAGGATGAGCAATCACGGACACCCCGCTTCTACCCACTCGCCGTGAGTGCTAAAGCCAGCTAGTTTATAGGTTGGAGGGGATTCGCACCCCGACTTGATTGGTTTTTTCATTGGTTGGTTTCCTTTGGTTGGTTGTTGGTTGCTCCTACGCTGACAATTTCTGGCACACGCTTGCCAATCCTTGACTGGGGCTTTTCCTCCGACCTTCCAGCCGTTGCTCTCATAATAATCAAAAGCACTTTCCACATCCGTTCCTATCCATCCAATTTCCTTTGCATAAGCCAACCAATCCGCACGCATAGGACGCACTTGCGTCCTTGTATGTTCTAGCTTCTGGCTTCTAGCTTCTAGTCTCTGCCTCGGACTTTGAGTGGGACATTCGCTGGACATTTTCTGGACATCGCTGTGACGCATACGCATCTTCCTACTAGCATCAGACTTACGCATTTGCTCATCCTTTACCATTCTGCGTGAAATAATGGTTTCCTTGTCGAAGCTGAACACGCCGGATGAGTGTAGTTCGTCCATCAACTCCGCTGTCCGTTGTGAGGTTAGACCACAGATTCTAGCCAGTTGTTCGCTTCGTGCTGGCTTGCCTCCAATAAGCAAATATCCGTGGCGTTCTGACTTTGCCATTAAGCAAATCATATCAGCCCAAAGCCCCCTAGCTTCAACCGAGCAAGACCGCAGAGCCTCATCAGAAAGCCAGTCGGCCACATAGAATTTAATCCAAGGCAACTTCACTTTGTAACCGCCAAAGTCGGTAAAGATGTTACCATCAATTTTTTAATTTTGTCTGGTGAAGCCATCCAAAACTTATGAACATTATTAAGGCTACTAAATGGATTAGTTCTGTTTAGATATGGTTTCCGCTGGTATATAGCCAAATTCTCTTTCCACCTTAAAAACCATTTGGCCTCAATATGCTTTAACCTTTTAATTGAATTGGTGAAGTCTGCCCAAGCAACTTCTTTAATTGGGAAGTTATTTTGAAAATGTATTTTGAGCCTAGAAAATATGCAATCTGCTTTACCAACATAACAACACCTACCATCAAAGTCATAAAGGAAGTAAATACCAACTACCCCCCTTGTTTTTATTTCTAATGTAGGATTCATTTCTTTTTGTCCTCCATATCCCTCTTCTGGTATTTCTTTGCCCTATCCAATAGCTCTTTTGTTATACGATGCGAGTAGTCTAGGTGACTGATGATGTCTTTATAGTTCTCACGCTTGGCGTGATCGAAGTCCTTGAATAGTTCCTTCAACCGCCTCGATACAATTCCGTGAAACTCGTCCACAAGTTTTAATCTTTTAACGCTCATTTCTTTTTAATCCTTTCTAGAATATCTTTTCCCAAATCCCACAATAGGCCGCTCACGAATAGAATGGTTAGATAGAGAGACAAGCACCCCATACCTATGACGAACAAGTCCCACAAAAGTTTCACGATGGATAAAAGGAAATTCACCATTTGGGTGCTTTCGGCCACGATGCCCAAAGCCGAACATCGCTCTCACTATGTCCCCAGCTTCGAGAGACAAACGAGCCATCAACGAAACGCCCGACAACAACCTCACCGCCAATATCCATAAGAACTCTCTCGTCATTTTTTGGTTTCTCCTCTGGTGTTTTCCATTCAAGCATTGACCACTTGACCCTTGGAACATCGACATCAACGCTCATCCGTAAGCCTCCGCAGGGCTACGACAACCTCGTTGAGAATGTCTTGGATGACTTGATCTTCCGTTCCGTCAGCTAGTTTCTGGACGAGTTCGGCACACCGCTCCCTTTCGAGGGCGGCGGCCTTTCTCATCGCATCGTTGATGATGTCTTGCACTTGGTCAGAATGGGATTTCGTCATTGGGATTTCCTTTCGATATCGCATCTGCTTCCGCAAGAATCTCCGCTATGATTTCGTTTCTGATTATGTCGTTCTTATAAGGCTTACCATCTGCACCGGGTTTGAGGTCTTGCTTCGACAACCACTCAAGGTAATCCAATCCTTTATTCCCGAATGTGGCAATCTGGCGTAGCGTTGAGCCTTTGTGCTTGCCGAACTTCAACTCCATATCTCTCGGCTCTCCACCATTGGTCTTGACCGCAACTCCGTTGAGTTTTGCCGTGATGTCTGCAAGGTCGGCCTTGCTGATCGAGTCTGACTTAACTGTGTCGAGCTTTACTGCCTTGGGTGCTTCCTCATATTTGTTAGTGTTGATGTCCTCGAACCCACCGATGGGAATCTCCTCTGCTGGTGTCGTACTCAACTTGGAATCGATTAGCACGACGATATGTGCGAATGCTGAACGACAAGCCCTGCTAATACTTCTCGTCTGAACCATAGCCCTTTTGGCATAAGTGGGGCGATTAGCCCACATAGGCTCATCATCGCCCAAGAACCCCTCGGCACTCGATATGACTTGTCCATTGTCCATCCTCTTGACCTCACCTATGCAACGATACCCATCTTCGAGACGCTCAACATCTCGGGCAGAGGCCACGCATCCGTGAGCGACTGCGATTGCTTGCCAGCCCTCGACCCGGACATAATCCTTTTGGCCTATGCGTTGGCAAGTTTCTTTTACGATGGCTCGACAAGCCCCAGCCACATCAGTCGCTTGGCGAATGTGGGTTGAGACTCCGTTGCCGTTGGTTACTGCTAGTTCATTCATTTTATTTTCCTTATTGTTATTGGTTGTTGGTTGTAGTCGTAGTCGCCCAGCGACTCACGATCTTCTCTGCTTCCTCTGACTGGTAAATTCAAACTTCTAAAGTCATTCCGCTGGTCGAACTCGGTATCTGGAATCGGGCCATCAACTCTCGTGACCCATTGTTCTAAAGTTTCTCCTTCAAGGCGGGGTGGATATGGTTCACAGGGGAAACCTTCACTCATTTTTTTGTCCTTTCGTTAATGGTTTTGATTATCGGGGAAAGCCACTTGGCTGATATGTCGTGGGAGGGAACTCTGAAAACTAGGATGCCCATCGATGCCGCAAGATTATATTTCTCCATATCATTAAGGAATCCGCTTGGCCTTGTGTGTCTGCCCCTGCTCCATACACCGCCTTCGAGTTCGATGGATACGCCGGAAGAGTGGTAGTAATCAAACCTAAACCTTCTGCCCTCGGCGAACTTATATTCCTTCTTTAACTCCCCACCCCCAAGACTCCTCCAAAGAAGCTCGAACTTGGCTGATGGGGTGAGCTTCATTTTAGTTACGCCCCACCCAGTTCTTTGTGGGTAGGACTAGCTCTGGCTCTTTCGGCTGGTTGCCCTCGGCCACGATCTTGTCCATCTTTTCTAACTCGGCGGCCACATAAAGATAGAACTGCCTACGCTCGTAGTTCTGCTGGTCGATGTGTTGGGCTATCAGATAAAGCCCTCGAACTATCACCAGCCCCACAAATATGATGAGGCCAAAGATCACGAGCGAATCCTTTGCTTCTGCCATTCGTAGGAACAATAGGATGGCTTGGAAATAAAAGGATACTTGCCATCGTTAAGAGACTTCATAACAAAGCCCTCCCAGACAACTTCACCAGCTTTGTTATTCTGAAACTCCATCTCTGCCCATATCGAATTAATTTTATGGTGGGCAAGGCGAACAAACCGGAGGAGCTTGTTGTCTGGCACATCGAAGGTCACGGCTTCGAGGTGTTCGATCTCTTTCATCCGTTCCGCATAGGGCTTGGGGTTGGCGGGGTCGAAGGCATCCATCACAACGATTGTGCCTTTGCCAGTCTTGGTTCGCTGTCCCATAATCTCGCAATCAATGTATGGAGCTTTGATGCCAGCGTTGGCGAGACGCTCAACCATTAGGTTATGGTTGGATGCAATCTTTCCGTGGCGATTATATCCGATGCCAGTCTTTTGATTGAACAAGCCACGCCATCCGTTCAGCTTTCCCTCAATGGAAAACCCATCAGAGAACTCCTCGTGGTTGGCCGGTACGGCAGAGGCTTGTGGTCTGGCGGGGTGAATGGAGGATGTCATTGTTTGTTTGTAGAGGATTTCGTGGGGTTGTGTAAAGACTTATTTTAGGAGTTGCTCAACGATGAAAAGGGTTGAGCCAGCACCTACGATTAGGCCGATGATGTATGCGATTAGAATTTTGTTCATTTGGTTTGGTTTCCTTTCTTGGCTATATTTTTAGTCATTGTTTGCCTAGCTTTGTCTAGCCGCACTTGCCGATTCCATTGCATAGAAAAAGCAAAAGTCTCTGCTTGCATCCCTCGATTCACAACATCTTCGGCATCGACTACTGCTTGTGCATCGCTCCTATCTGCACCAAGGTCTTCTAGCTCTTGAACTCGTTGTTCCCAAGTTTTGATTTTTACGCCAGCACCTACAAAGCCCTCGTCATCATACTTGGTGTAGCATCGGGTTGGAGTTGATATGCGTTCTAGTATTTTCATTTGGTTGTTCCTTTCTTGGTTGGGGGTTAGGAAACTTTCTGGGCTTCAAAAATAATCTTTTTGCCAAGATTCCCAAATTGATCAATCCTTACCCATTTCTCAATATATTGGGAAATTGCATTGTTTCTTGAAGACAAATCAAACTGCCTTCTTTGGCCGGTAATTTTAATGCTTCCATCTTGCCTAAATTCAACGCAGTAATTTTTGCCGTTCAAAACCACATATTTTTCAGTATTGGTGTTGGTGTTTGTTGTTTCTTGCATACCCACAACCTAACACACTTCCCTGAGTTGTCTACTCTTTTTTTATGCTACTTTGACGATTGTTTATAAGTCCCTATAAATAGGCTACTTGTGAGGGTGCTTAAAGGGTAGTATTTTGTAGATTTGCAGTTGCCGCAGGGCTGGTTTTGATTTTGTCGTGATGATGAATGGGTGCTTCCGCATCTCTAGCTTTTTGTTTTTCATCATATCTTTGATGAGCCTTGCGGTCGTGTTCATCTTCAATCCCCATAGCTTCGCAATTTCTGGCCGAGTATAAAAGCCTTCTGGCCTTGGCGGTGCGTAGCGATTGTAGATGTGTTGTTGCAGAAGTTTCTGCCAAGGATTTCTAGGAGTTTTCATTAGAATGATTTTATGTTTGTTGGGAGATGGAACTTGTTGCCTCTCTGCCTTGCTTGAAAAACATCGTGGGTCTTGTCGGGATAGATTGCCCCATAAGCCCATCCGTGTTGCCAGCGGAGTCTGCGAAGCTGTCCCCTATTATACTCTGGCCGTAGTCGGCAAAGAGCACCTATATTCCAGCCAGATCGATTGTCTATGGAGATGCTCCTAAAATAATCGATGGCGTGGGTGTGCCCAAATATAACATCGCCGTAAGCGTCTGCGTGTTGCTTTGCGGAGTGCATAGCGTGGCCGTAGCCGTGAACAAAGGAGAGGTTGCCACACTTGTAAATCCCACCGACTGAATCGTAAGGGAACATCCTTGCCTTGGTATCCTTCATTATCTGCTCGATGTTTTCAATCCCATCGTTGGCGTAGTCCCTTGCCAATCCGCTTCGGCTGTTGCGAGCCATATCATATATGCGTTCGTCGTGGTTGCCCCGGAGGAACACCCGCTCATCCCCGAACTTAAAGAACTCCCGCAAGAACTCCTCACCACAATCCCAGTCTTTCTGAAGGCTCGATGCTTGCTCCTCATCCCCTGCACCCTTGCGGATTGCTCGGAAGTCCCAGAGATCACCGATGCAAACGACTAGATCGGGCTGGTATTCTTTTGTGAAGGCCAATAGAGCTTTTACCGAAGGGGCATCTTGTTCATCGCCGTGTATATCACCACAAGCGACAAACTTTAATGGCTTCATAATGGGGGTTTAGTTTGTCCAGTTAGAGTTGTGTAAATAAGATTGCAACACTCTCTAGCACGAGGGTTTGTCAATGTTTCATCCGTGCATCCGTCCCTTGCTAATTCCAAAACTATGTGCATTTGGGAGCGAAGCGTGAGCAGATAGGTTAGCTGGTCGGTTGCCTCTTCGATTGCGTTTTCAACCAGCCTCACCGATGGCATCTCCCAAAGTTTTGTACCGCCGTGTTCCTCAACTCCCCGCTTGTATTTCTTCTCCATCGATTCGACCGCCGCCATTTGAAGCGTGGTCATGTGGAGTTCGTGCTTTTTAGTGAAATGTTTTTGGGTTGCTTTCTCCACGCCTTGTTCGGATGTCATATTCTATCTGCTAGACCACGGACGCTTACTGACTAGAGAAACTTTTTGATTATTCACTTGTTGCTTTTGTGGAGACACAAGTTCCCGCCATCCAGAAATGTTTGCGTCCTCAAGATGGGGTTGCTCCCAGTCAAGATGCCGTAGCTGGTGCTTCTCTGCAATCTTCTGGCAAATGGAATAGGTCTGGTCATCGTCCCACGATGCCAATAGATTGCCACTAGGGGTTCGGGCTAGGGGTACATAGTCTATTGCGTGAGACCCCTTGCCTTGGTCAATGTGGAGCGATTGCGGGGGTATTCCACGAGCGTTTGTGACTTTCCTCCCCGCCTTGGTGCGTCCTTGTGCGTATAGTTCCTCTTGTTCTTGGGGAGTCCTAACCGAGCAGTAGATGAGAACTGGAATCTTTTTGCTCATCAACTCGCTATACCAAGCCCCCACCCTTTTACCGAAACTAGGCTCACACTTTTCTATGTGGCCTCTTGACCTTTCCACGGCCTCCCGAATCGTCATTGATCGAGCCTCTTTCGGAGTCGTTCATTCTCCTCCACGAGTCGAGATATCGTTTTGAGTGCTTGCCCAAAAAGCTGTCTGTATTCTTCTTGGGTTGCTTTTGTTCTGTCGAGCTTGTCCCACCGCATAATGTAGTCGGTAATCGAATCTTGGTTTGGCACTTCCCCAATGTCGTAAGGTCGGGTGGTTGCACACCCACAAATCAAACTAGCGGCGGTGAATCCAAGAATCGACTTCCGTATCACGCAGACGGCGTTTATAAGCAATTTCTTCATCGTCTCTTTCCTTGCGGGTCTTGGCTCTGTTCTTTGTCCACCAAGCGATGATTCCAATCAATCCAGCAATCGAGGCGAGAATAGCCTCCCACATTGTTATTTCCGTGAGAACTTCGAGAGGAAGGAAACAATCTTGGTGAGCGTGGCCTCTGGCTCGTCACCGGGTATCAAAGAGGCAACGGCAATCACGGCAGAGAGTAGGGCAACCAACGCACCCAACCAAGCGAAGACATCTTGAGACTGAACGAAGGTTAAGATTTGTTGCATACCCTATGAGGGTGTCAAGGGTTCGCTGTCCCATTTACCAATCGGGCATTTGCTGATTGCTAATCTGGTCTTTACTGGCATAAAACATTTACACTTTTTACAAAAGTTACCAATAAAAAATTCACATTTCCTGCATAAATCTAACCTATTTTTCCTAGAGGTTTCTTTAACCAAAATGTGAACTGTAGATTTTACGAGGCCACGACAACAACTCATAATAGATCAATCTGAATAAGGCCAAAATTCAACCGCTGTAATTGAGCCGCTTCCGCTCCCCGGATTTTCCCCACCTCCAGTACCGAAACCGCCAGCTTGAAGCACCGTCGTTAAATCTCCGATGGTTATTGTTATGGGAAGAATAAAGTTGGGAGAACCTTGGCCTGTTGTAAAGGGGAAAAATAACTCACCAAATTCGGTATAGTTAGAAAAGAAATCCCAAGAATAACTTGTAATACTGAAACTTGCATCTGTGAGAGCATTAAAAATATCTGGCGGTGGTTCTGGAATATCAAACTCCCAAGTTTTTAATCCATTATCACAAACGAGTTGTTCTTCTGCGGTTATCGGGATTCCGAAATCTGGCGAAGTTACGCTGAATGTTTGATTTACTGTCTTTGTGACGAGATTTGTTGAGCCCGGATATGCAAACCCAAAGGACACTTGCCAGCTTTTTACTTTCCAATAGGCGGCCATCGCCATTTCAAGAGAGAGTCCTCCCCAACCTTCTATTGAGTCACAAGGTGCATTTTCCGTAAGTGGGAAATAGCCCGGAAATAAAACTTTGCCCATAGGATTTCTTTACTTCCATCACCCCTGCGTCAATAACCAATGACTGTAATTCGGTAGGTTGCTGTGGCTGGCGTAATGTTCCCATTGGTTGCATTAACGGCATCAACCTCTAATCCGTTAGCCGTCGTACAATGGGCTATAAATGAAAGACCATTAGGATTGCTTGCTGGCAATCCAAGTAAAACTATGTCGTTAATTTGGCATCCAGTAACTACAACGCTTACAGAATTCGTTGAGTTTGAATTTACTTGTCCAAAATAAATTGAGGCTGTTGTGGTGAGCGTTTTAGAAGAAAACGGGAACACACCGAAAGTGCTCGTGTTGTTATTTACAAGTAGCCCAGTTTGATGAAGGGCTGAAACCACATTAACCGCTGTGGGCTGGGTGTATGAAACAAGCCCAAGGTTTGTTAAGCCAGAGACGATATTTGTTCCAGATGGTTGAGCCGTAGCGGTTGACCCATAGAATCCGATGTTCCCAGATAATTGTAGACCAGTACCAAAGCTAACAACTGTAGAGCCAGCCGCATTGACTAGCGTTCGACCACCATAATTTACGGCTGTAACACCAGACGATGATTTAAGCGACCTATTAGACGCATTAACATTTGTGGAAGAATCGGCAATAAACAAGGAGTCGCATTGAGCCGCCGTGTAATACGAGGCTTGACTTGCTGGCACGGAAGCACCAGTCAGAATCAAATCCTTGCTGATAGATGTGGTATATTGAAGAAGTGTTTTGGTTTGCCCACTCTCCGTCATTTCAATCTCAAGAGTGGGGGTGATAGTGTCTGTTCCAGCCTCGTTAAACAACTCCTCAATCTCGCTTGTAGACATTGTGACTGTGGCTGTGTACCAGTTATATACTTGCACCCCAGAAGAATCCAAGGTGAGGGCAGTAGATACATTCTGAAGGCCAAGGGCATTAACGAACGATATAATTAGACCACGCTTTGAGTCGCTCTGAACAGAGATATTGTTACCACCAATTCCAGTAATTGCGGAAAGAACGGTTGTAACATTAACTGCCGTTTGGTTGTAGTCGATACCGACTGAATAGCCGCCATAGGCCAAGGAATAAGAGCCACCATAAACATCGTTTCCTATTGAAAGTGCATAAGTTTCGTTGGTAGTCGATGAGCCGTCTTGTATTTTTGTTAGTGAGATACCATCGCCAGAGACGGAAGAAAATGAATTTGCAAATACCGCTGGACTACGGCCAAGCGAAATTATCTGCTGGGCAAAAACAGAGGCCGTGGGGGCACGGCGAGTGTTAATCTGAATTGCCGAAGTTGGGAAGAGTGTAAATGCAAGCCCACCGAAAGATAGGGCGGTGTTGGCTGTGGCCGCAGTAATAATCCAAGAGCCTTCGCTAGAGCCATAGGTGGTAACTGTAACATTCCCAGCAATCGCAGATACAGCGTTCAATACTTGTGCCGTTGTTGCATTAAATGATATTGCGTTGGATGTACCAGTTGTGGTGGTAAGCTTGAATTGGCCATCGGTAGGGATTGAGTCAATGTCTCCGATTCCAAGGCTAAATGATGGAGAGGACAAAACCGCATCAGTATATGCCCCACTAGCATTCCTTTCCAACACCCTAATCCTGAATGGATAAACATCGTTGCGAGTGAAGTTCGGCAACGCTCCATAGGGGGCGGCCCCACCGGGCAACAGACCACCAGACTTATCTAAAAGAATATCAATGTTGCTTGCCATAATCTAAACCTCTTGTCACCTTGCTTTTGCCTATGTCTCGCAAAGGAAATCTTCTCCACCATTTGCTCCTCTTTTTGATTGCAATACATAAATTACATCTGGAGTTCCATTCGAACATACATTTAGAGCAACGGATTGAAATAGGTCGGCATATCCAGCCGCTATAAACCCACATTCTCCGAATCCGGGGCCTGTAAATTCTACACTTATTTTATGTCCTCCGTCTACTGGTTCAACAGTTATACCCTCGCCAGCAATAGGCACAATCGATTCAATTCTTCTAACTACCTTTCTAAAGTGTGAGCCAGTAAGTTTTAAGTCCTTATCTGGAAGCATTTCTAATCTGGGTTCTTGTGGCATATATTATCCGTAGATTGAGAATTGGTAGACTATAGAGCTAATCTGAACTCCATTACGGGTGTCGTGGAATATAGCATACCCAGCCTCTGAAAAGTAAATTGAAACAAGCAAAAGAGAGCCTCGTCTTTCTGTTAAAACACGCTTACAAACAAAGCCATCGTACCCTCCGCTAGTTCCAACCTTATATCCACTACCGGGTATGTTGGGATCACCACCTTGATTTATAGTATAATCAAAAAATTTGGGCTGACTAGCTGGCGTTGGCAATTTTATTCCCCTAAAAGAAGATGGCATTACTTTTGTAAAGTATTTTTGATATACATCATTCTCTCCGGCACTCCCGCCAAACTCCATAAACTTAACTTCAATCTCTTGTCCAACACCAGATAATGCGGCACTACCCTCAAATCCTCTGCCACCAAGAAGCCCAAATATAAGCGGCCCACCCTGTCTAATGAATACCTTGGGAGTTGCTGTTTCTGGAGAATTTCTTGTTCCAACTGTCTGAACGGTTAGCGCAGACAAGCCTCCATTCATAGGGGTAACTTCAACATTTTCTACAACATATAAATACTCTGTAGACGGCGTTCTTCCAAAGTTAAAATATGATTGCGATAGAACTCCAGTAAATACATCATCTTTTTGTGGCGTGTATCTGTCTACGGTTTCTGTCTTTAGAGTATATTCGTATGTAATATAATCAAAGCCATACTCATCAGTTTGGCTTTTTTGCCTATTCAGAATTGGGAATGTGCCGACTATATTTGTTGCCATAAATTATTTCACGAGTGCGTAGGTTCGCATCTCTTCTAGGTTCTTGGATAATAGATCGTGAATATCTCCAATCCCCATCTCTTTCTTTAGTTTGCTAACTTCCCCCTTTTGCTTATCAATTTCTATTTGATTTCTTTTGAGATCACCAGTTGCCTTGTCTTTGTTCTTTTGAGTTGAATCCTCAAACTGTTTTTTGGCTTTCTCTCTGGCCGCATTTTCTACTCGTCTTTGCTTCTCGTTTTGAATTTCACTTTTTGAGACACGAGGGTCTAATCCCTCAAGCGATTTTTGTATGTACAAATCCTCGGCTATCCCTTGATCGTATCTCTCTGCTTGTCTATTTATCTCGTTTTGATATGCACGTTCTCCAGCCCTATTGATACCAATTTCAGAAGATGTTTTTCTTTGTCCCAGCCCACGCAACGAACCACCAATACCAGCCGTCATAGTCGATAGCTCGCCCTGCCTTAGTGTTTGATTTTGTTTTGCTTTTAATACGGCATCTTCTAGCTCAGCCCTTTTAGCTATTAGATCATTTAGTTTTTGCTCTGCTTCTTCAATTTTTTTGACTTGTTCCAGCACTTTCTTGTCTCGCTCTAGCTTTTCAAAGAATGCCTTGCTTTCTGCCTCTGTCTTTCTATTCCGGCTATCAATCTCAAACTGAAACTCATTCATCGCATTTTTTCTGCTTGCATCTGTTGCCTCTGTTTCTTTTTTCCTTCTTTCCTCTATTTGTTTTTGAATGATCTCGTTAGCTTGAATCTCGTATTTTTTAGTTACCGATAATGCTGTTGATGCCTCCTTAACTAGATTAATTCCCTCTAGTTCCTTTTGTAGTGCTCTTTCATTTGCCGCAAGTGCCTTTCCCTCGGCATCTAAACTTGCAATTCTGGATAAATACGCAAGCTCTGATTCTGCCCCAGCCTTTCTGATGGCTATTCCTTGATCTTCTGATTGCTTCGCAAGCTCCCGCATTCTGTCTGTCGATTGCATCAGCCCATCAATGATATTAAGCATCGGGCTTTCATTGATCTTTTTGATTTCCTCTCTTATTTTATATGCAGTATTTTCAAATGTTTTTGCTTGCGAAACTGCTTCAGCAAATGATAGGGCTTCTCCAGCCTTTTCCATTCCAGCAAAGGCATCTGCAACTGCTTTTTCTGATTCTTTAACCGCTTGGTCAATTTTTGTGAATCCATCGACAACAGTTTTTACAGCTATAATAATGCCAGTTGCCGCTAAAGATGAACCAAGAATCCTAGAGAAAGCACCAAGAGTGGCTGACGCAACATCAGCGCCATCTCTTGCTTGAGCAATATCGTGAGCAAAACTCTTTAATGCACTCGAGGCTTTTTTTGACGATACATCCAAGCCACCAATACTCTTCTCATACTTACGCACTCCCGAATCATCGGCTTGCGTTTCGATCTTAAATACTAGCGGCTCCATTTTATACGGCCTTTACATTCAGCTTTTTGCCAAACCACGCTTGCGAATTTCTTTTAATTACAAGCTCATACATTGATTTAATTTCAGCTTGTAATCCCTGCATAAGCCCAGCCTCTTGTACGGCTCTTGCCCTTTCTATGTCATTCGTGCTTCTCATCGGCGTTCCCTTATATCTCAAGTCAAATATGCCAGCCCCATTCCATATCATAAACTGGTTACTTCCGGGTGCTAATTTTGTTATAGTTGCCCCACCACCATAAGCCTTCCCAGATAATCTCTCTAGTGTGGCCGAACCGAAGTCACCCCTACCGAATGGCTTGCCTAAAGCGGCGGCGGCACAAGCCCATCCAATCCTCAAGAATTTTGAGCCTCTAGCCCTTGCTTGTAAAAAGCCCTTATATTTTCCATCCATAAATTTATTGTTGCCAGATGGAGATTTTTTGTCTCCTTTGATTGGCTTAAACTTATATACAGTCTCCTTTTCAAAATCTGTAAGCCCCTTGTTAAAATACTTCTTCTTTGTAATCTTCATACCAACAACCATCTTTTTAGTCCCACCAAGAGGAATAAGCCCCATATTTTTCCTCTGCCAATTTATTAGCTTATATTGGCCAACATATTGAGTATTCCCAGTTCGCTTCCTCCCATTATCTTTTGTAATTGGTAAGCCGCTTATTTCTGCCCTAATCTTATCTCTTGGGGCGTGGCGTGTGTTTTGCGATGCCTTAAAAGCTATGTTTGCCATCTTCTCTTTAACAGAATCATATACAGCTTGATTTCTAACCATAACATAGGCTTGAAGAGCTTGTTGGACTTGTGGATAGTTAGACACAATACCGCCCTCTTTATTGACAGATGCGGTTAGAATGTTCATTTTATAAGTATAGGTGTTAAATCTCAATCCCCATAAGACTTGCTATCTCTTGCTTTTCTGATGAAGATGTTGATGTTTCTCTCATTAGCCTAACGCCACTCTCGTATAAGTAGGTGTGAGTGCCTTGGTTAAGAATTGCCATTGGAATGTTCCACAACATATATTCCAAGCTCCAACCAGTCTTTTCTGCCAGCGTGAAAAAGTTGTAAGCCGTCCAAGCTGGCGTTACTCGTTTCCCAGTGTAGTTCCTTCGCCACTTTGAACAACCGACACCCTAGCCTTACTTGCCTCGTCAATGATTGAGGAAACGATATTTGTGGCTAGTTCACGATCTTCTGAGTTTTTATCTGCTACCCAGTCCAACACCTTTTCTCTGAAAGCGTCCTTATCCCAAGCCAACTTAATCGCCTCTTTTCTATTCTTAGCTAATAGAATATGCAAGTAGAGGAAAGACCAGATAAAATACACGGAAGAGTCTTGCTGGTCTTTGCATTGAATCATCAAAAGCCTTGAGCCTTCGGTGTATTCAGCTAGGGGTTGCCCCTTGTAGTCCCTGCTAGGGCGTACAAAGGTTGCATTCAATTCGTCATCTAGGATGTCACTCATATTATATTGCCTTTAGAATGGCCTTCTTTAGCTCTGGTTTGGCGTTTAATGGGACTAGGAGCGTCTGCCCCCCCCTCTTTATGATCTGGATTGGCTCGGCCTTTGTTTTAACCAATCCCAGAAGCGTCTCTCTGTTTTCTAGTGCGGCTCGAACATATCTAATAGGAGACTCAACATCGCAACTCATATCAGACCATTTGCATTCCATCTGCTTCTTAGCCTCTGCACCAGTACCGCCATTGAACCAAAATGTTACTTGCCTAGTTCCGTTCTCCAAAATGATATGCGTTACTGGGTCGTTTTGTCGAAGTGTTCCACCGAAGGCGGCTACGCACGATGCAACTTTTAAGTTTGTCGTTCCCCAGTATGAAGTACCTTCCATAATCTTAGGATTTAATTAGAGGATTAGAACCTCTATTAACTTACGTTCGGATATCCAGTAGCCGAGATGTCGACTGTGACAAATCCAGTATTCGTCTTATTGAGGGCGATGGAGTCGATTCGGCAAGTTCCAACCGTAGTAGCGTTGGCAAGAGCCGCATAAGCACCGCCGACTGTGAGAGCACCCAATCCAGTAACAGCTACCGAAATAGAGTAAGCCGTCGTGGGGTTATAGTATGCTACGCCAGTAATATCGCCAGAGGCATTACGAGCCTCAACCTTCTCGGTATTGCGAGTCTCTGAGAAGCTCTGAACAAGTCCAATGGTCTCCGCTGTTAGTCCGAAAGTAAGATTGGCTTGGCCGATAGTCGTGGCTGGCATTAGATTGAAACCTCAAGAAAATTGTTAATCATAGTTCTACTTTAAGGGTGTCAAATTATCGAGGAAACGCTCTGACTTTGACTAGCTCCCAGATTGTTGAGAATACCGCACCCGACACTAGGGCAACCAACCAGAGCTTTGTTTTGATGGTGTGAGCGTCCCTCTCTAGGGTGTCTACCTTCGTGTTAATCTTATTAGACCATTGGGCTAGTTCGCTAGTGTGGCGTTCTAGGATGGCTATTATATTAGTCTGCCGCTCCTCAATTCGGGCTAATCTCTCCCTTAATTCCCCAATCTGGTCTGCACTCATAGCCTTGCTTTTTCTGCACCGGGGGCGATCCTTACCATCTGCTCGCCCTTATCGTTGTAAAATATCTCTATATAGCCCTCGGCCTCTAGGAATTTGAGGCTTGCCATAAAGTCACGCCAGCTAGGGGTGTTTTGATCTTCCGTTGCACTCATTCATTTCACCTTCCCCGCATCTTCAGCCGCACCCATATCGCTATATCGTGGCAGGGCGTTGTTGTCCGTATGCCGTGGAGAACAAGAGCAGAGCAAGAAGCCGACCAACAACAGCTTCATTACTGAACATCCAACAGCCAATGTGTTGATTGAAGGATTGCAGAAGGACTTGCCGTTGGAGAAGAGGAGGAGTTTGAACAATGAACTTCTGGCCCGAATCTATTTGTGCTGGTGTCGTTTGTTGGCCCGCCAGTAAGGGTCAAAAGCGGAACTTGTCCAATGTTTATATTTGGATTTATGGAAGAATCTGCTCCGTAGAGATTGATATTTCCGCCTCCGTCAGACTCTATGACTACTCCAAAAAACCTATTATCAGATGCAGTTGTTCCAAATCCATTCGTCAATGTTGTATATGAAGTTGGTGTTAGATACGAAGCGTTATATCCAATCAACCTTGCTTGAATCACGCTAGATTGAAGGGCAAATTCAACACCAAATCCTTTGATTGTGAGTCCATTGACTCCGGCCAAAGGAGCGTCAGTAGCGTTTCCAGTTCCTCCAAATACCATTCTGATAACAGAATTTGTGCTTGCCATATACATCATCCCGCCGATTGAGAATCTGATTCTCTTTGAATAGTCAATCTTGCCAGCACTTGCCGTCATTAGTGCCGCAGTTGGGTCGAAATATCCAATTTTAGAAGTTCCGCTTGCCGAAGAGCCAGCGTTCAAATTCATATGGAAACCGCCAGTATTTGCAAGAGAAGCAACGCCACCAGTACCAGTAACCTTTGTATATGAGCCAGCCAATCCAACTCGATACATCTTCATTCGCCCAGAGGCAAAAATAAAATTGTCGATATTGCTTGGATTTTTTGTGAGAGGCATCGCCTACTCCTAACTTACTTCGGTCACTCTAGCCGTGCCAGCCGTGGCGAATACTGCGGTATGGGCGAGGGAGAGTTGCCCCTGCGGACATTCCCAATAATCGCCAGCCGATAGACGCACTTGGTAGGCCACGGTTGTGCAGGTAGCACCGGGCGAAATGTGAAGATTGCCAGCTCCCTCGTTAAACACAGTCAGTACTTCCCTGCCCGCAACTGCCGACACAAGCGTAGTAGAAGCCGTGGTGCTGGTAAAATTGCTATTAGTTACAGTCGTTCCTTGTGCCGGGTAGAATGTAACTACGCTGTTCGATATGGATGCGGTGACAGAGCCGATCTGGGCTGTGCCTGCTCCAATTGTTACCGTTCCCCCGCCAATCGTCACCACGCCGATGCGGTTTGTGCCACTTTGTAAGTATGAAAATGTAAGAAGTTCCCCTTCTTCTCCAACCTTAAATGGGGTCGGGATATTGGTTGCCCCATCAAACCAAAGGCCGCCAGCAGTAACCGTACCAGAGATGGGGAGAGGGTTACTAGACCCAACGCTTCCGTTAAGACTTGAAATTTGAACTGGTACTGTAATTTGAAAGTCTGCCGTGGTTATATCTTCATCATAGCCAATAATAGGTATTGGAAAATTAGTAGAACCAATTACGCTTTGACCAAATACATTTGCAGTCACCGTCCCCGCAATCGTCTGTGTGCCAGTTGGGTTAGCTGTGACTGTTCCAGCGATTGTGACTGTGTTGCCGACTGTGACTGACGCAATCGATACTGGCTGGGTGGCTGGTAGGTTTGATATAGAGACAACGCTTCCGCTTACTGCACCTCGCATATCTGTAATCGCTTGAGTGCCAAGGCTAACAACAGTATGGGCGGTGATATGTTGCCCACTAGAAAGGATGGTTGAAAGCGTAGTTGCCGACTGGTTGCCGTCTAAAATAGAAAGTGCCATATAGCCTTATCCTTTGTTAAATGACTGCAACATACATAGAGTTTCGCTTTTCGTGGAAGTCCAAGTATCGCAAGCCATCATCTAGTTCTGATGGGGTACAAATAAGGCTCATCTTTAAGCCTCTTTGCCAAGCCCTTTTAGCTGTCTTAATGGTTGGGGTCTGACCAGTAATTCTTGCCGTGTAGACCTTCGTGTCTAAAATGTTATTTTGAATCTTGGTAAATAGGGGTGGAGTTTCAGAGTAGAAAGCCTCAAAGATTGAACAGTATTCAGCGTCAAAGTCCTCTTGGCTAATCTTGGCCGCTGTGTCGGAGTAGTCGATTGCAACGGATACTTCATAAACCCCGGTATAGTTTCCAAGAATCTGACCTCCTACCGAAGCTGAGATTGTAGCCGATGGGAATAGCTTTGCCCCAACCCTATTAGTCTTATATACATTGAGATTAGGAATGTTTGCGAGAAGATTGTCTAAAGCATCCTCGACATTGATTTGAACGCTATTCGTCATTTTTTTGCGGTTGCTATGATGTCTAGGGTCATAGCTCTTGACCAAGTGCGGTTTTGGCTTATCACGGCTGGGGTATCATCTGTTACCTTTGCCACATAGAAAGTTATGTTTGAGTTGGTTGTAAGGTAGCTCGCCAAGTCTGGGTCACGATAGAGTTGCTCTAGGATGTCGTAGAACTTGGAATCAAAGTCGGCTCGTGCAGTTGTGTCTGCCCTAGCAACATAGGTAATGGATGCTGGAGTTCTGAATACACCAGAAAAGGGAACAATCTCTTCACCGCTGATTTGGGCTTGAACTGTTACGCTCGGCATTGTTCTGGCCGTGCCTCTTTCGCTAGTAAAGAAGTTCACCCCTCCAATCCCAGAAACTACATTAAGGAGGGCGTTCTCAACCTCCATCTCTATCGAGGCCATTAGGTCGTAATTTCCGCAAGTTCGATGGTATATGAAAGCCCATCTGTGCTTTGCGAAAATCCTCCAATCATACGCTCCACTCCGCTGACTGTGCAGAGCGAGCCAATGCTGGGGGCAGATATTCCAGAAGCTAAAACTACTAGGCTTTGAGTCACCCTAAATACCTCGCCGCCGATCTCCAACTCGCTTGCTGTAATTAGATCGGCAACTGACGCAGAAACAGTAGAAGAACCAAGACCAGTTACGCTTTGATACAAGTCCTCAATCATATAAGAGAGGTCAGTTGCGAAGTAGGAGGTGGGGATACTGCCAGCCATAAAACCACCCCTTATGTCAATCCATCCTTATTAGCCCTTGAAAGTGAAAAACATTCTGAACTTCTGACTCATTTTTCTCGCCCCAAAACTTGCTTTCCTTCTCCCTCCTAACCGCAGAGGCTATGATAATAGGACTAGAATTGACCGCCCAAAACTCATTCGCTCCCCTAATGGCCTTCACCATCTGCTCGACTGATTGTGCCGTGTAGGTGTTCAGCCCTTGAATCTTTATATCTGGGGGGCACAAAACAAACACGCTATCTTTGCCAAGCTCTCTAACCGCATCTTGAATAAGCTCTAGTGGGTTGCGGTAGAATGTTTGGGATATGCCGAAAGGGGCAACTAGGTGGTAAGCCTCTGGTAGTCCCTCGGCCGACTTATCGTCTAGCTTATCTAGGACAATGTTGGTCTTGTCTGCCTCCTTAATCTCTGGATGGCTATAAACGAAATCGTGCCAAGTCTTTCTGCTTTTGATGAAGTCGTTATATCTATTCGGCCATATCTCCAAATCCAAAACATCCCCCTTGCTCCCAGCCTTCACATAACTAACCAAATCAAAAACTCCGTGATACTGGTCGAAGCAATCAAAGAATACCTCGTGGCCTTGGTCTGCTAGGTATTTGCAGGCTGGAAGGCAACGAAGGACATCGCCCAACCTCTGCGAGTATTTTATCGTTTTAACACTCATCAACAACGCTCCTATCTGTTATGAATGGAAAGTAATCCCTCAACCGAACTGGGCTTGTGGTTTGTTGTAGCTTTTCCCATCCCTCAACTAGCCCCTTATAGCCATAGAAATCTTCCTTAAATTGGGCTTGCTCCTTTGTGGCGTAGGCAAAGTGATTAAAGGTTAGCCCCCAAGTTTCTGTCACCCCCCTTGGAATCATCATTGATTGCACATTCAACTTGGGAGGTTCGTGACTTGTAAAGTGAACATCTCTTCCCCATTTCCAAGCCCTAAACCACTCGTACCAATTCGACCCAAAGCCCTCCTTAGTCACTACTTTTTTATTCTGCCCCACATAGTAATTGCAATGAAACTGCATCGCTCGCCCATCCTCGCACCCCTTGAGATGCCCAAAGATTGCGTCTAGCTGGTCGGCTCTCCACATCTCATCCGAATCAATCTGCATCACAACGCCCTTCTCAACCCCTTGCAACGCCTCGTTAATCATCGCCAGCTTACCGGGGAAAGGCTTTGCTTGCCAATAAACCGAAACATTCTCTCTCCTAATACTCTCAAGATATTCGTGCGTTCCGTCTATGCTCACGAAGTTCTTGTGATACTTGTCTGGAACTTGCTTGCACCAACGAGTACATCCCAGAGGTTCGCTTACTCCCTCGACAATCCTCCATTGCCAAGGAATCTTTAGCTTTTGAAACTCTGCTAGATGCCTTTCGATGTAGGGCATCCCGTTGAGTACAATGGTAAAGATAGTTAGCATTGTTTTACCCAGCAAGATTCTATTTTTTGAGCCTCTGGAAATATCTCATCAACTGCCCTTACGACTCCCATCCAAGCAGAATTATAATCGTGTCCAGCCAGTATCCCGCCCTTGCGAACTTTCGGCATCCAGTTTTGAATGTCTAGCTTCACGGCCTCATAGGAATGATCTGCGTCTATAAAAACTGCGTCTAAAGATTCGTCCTTAAAAAGCCCCACCGCCTCGTTTGTTTTCATTCTGTGGGCTTGGTAGGGTCTGGCAAGGAGAGACATATTAGAAATGAATTTATTATATAGGTCGGTAGATTGATCTTGCGAACCATCAAAGGGGTTTCCACCCCAAGTATCGACAATATGAATCTCAATCTTTGGGCTTTTGTTGTATGCTTCAACCACAAGAAACGCCGAGCTTTTCCCCTTCCACGCTCCAAGTTCGACAATCTTCCCATCGTCCCTACAATTCTCGACAAGCATTTTATATACATTGGGCGAGTCGAACCAATCCTCTCCAAAGTCTGCAATAATATGGTTCATAGTTCGTAAGCCTCATTATATTCACCCGCTTCTGTTGCCTTGTAGCCGAGTGTTTTTAGCTTCTCAATGCAAGAGTTGTAGTTATTCCCCTTTGTGAGAAATCCATCGGAATGCAGAGTCTCAAACTCAATTCTTCCAATGTTGTATTTTTCAATATCAGAGTTTAATATAATCACACAATCCAATCCCTCTGTGTCGATATAAAGTCTATCGCACTTCTCAATTTTGTTTGTTTCTAGGAAACCAGCAAGGCTTGTGGCTGGCACATTGATTGTATCAAAACTTATATGGCCGTGGTCTGTTAAGTGATTTTTTAATGTTGAGGCGTGAGCGTTGAGTGACTTTGAGCGAGGGATGTGCAAATCCACAGAATCAGCATCATTCGGGACAATCGCTAGGTTATAGAATCTGGCTTGCTTGAAATCCGAATATGTCTGCTTGCAATCCTCAAGTGCTTCTAGGTTTGGCTCTACAAGATGTATCGTCTCAATGCTGTCCTTGTTCTTTTGGCAGAAATCTAGGATATGGTCTTTCCCATTGTTGCACCCGATTTGAACAATGGTCATAACTGAAAGATGGCCGCCCCATTCCGAACAGACCAATCCTCCCAGAGTAGTTCCGCAAATCCCTTGAGCTTGTGATAGTTCGCCCAGTTCTTAATATCGTTAATATCATCCAAGGCGATGATTGCCTTCTCCGCTAGGAATGGCCTTACGCAACGCAGTTCTGCCTCACCAGAAAAAGGCGAACCATCAATTAGCACAAAATTAAAATCTACCTTATGCTCAATATGGATGTCCTCGATTGCGTTTGTGCTGTATGGTTGGGCAAATTCAATACATTCGTGATACCACCCAAGAACTTGATCTAGGGGATATTGATTAAGTGCAGTTTTGTTTGTTCCGTAAAACTCTGCTATATCCAACTGGTTCATCCAGAGTTTAGGAAGGGTTGCCGTTCCTTTGACTGAAACCCCTCCCTTTGCGGATAGGTTCATTGAGTGTCTGCCTATTCGATCTGGATGATTCTCGATGCTGAATAGCCTTTTTGTCCTAATGCATTGAGTCGAGCCATCCCCAGTTCCTCCCCCGATCTCTAGGCCAACCTCTAGCCCCTCGCTATATTTTGCAAGGGCTTTACCAAAAGAATCGTGGATGGTTACTTCTTGCATTTTAATTTCTCATCTAAAGCCTTGCGAATCACATAGGCAATTACTGCCTCTTTATCGTACTTTAATGCAATCATCCCGGCTTTGTATAAATCTTTTTCTGCTTTCTCGTCACAGATCACATCCACCTCAACCATCGGCGGGACTGGTCGAACCTTTCCAAAGCGAATGATTCCAACCTTACGATTGCCAGTTTTGGCTTTTGCGTTTTTCATAGATCGCTTTCCCTTTCTCATAAAACTCTGGCTTGTTGTGGTTCTTTAACTGCTCGTCTGCTTGCCCCCCGGTGAACAAGGGGTTATCGTGCTTAAATTGGATATGTCTAGCCTCAACTACGACCCCAGCTTGGTAAGCTGATTCTGTGAACTCATTATCGGAATAGATGCCGTCAGAGTCTTGGTAGTCTGGGTGGAACATATACCCCTGCTTCTTGAGCCTAGATTGTGTCATAATCGCCATACAAAGGAGTTTATCTTGCCGTAGGCCATCTGATACCGCCAGCACTTTCTCTTGCTTTGTATCCCCAATAGCGTGCGAAATTAGGGCATCCCAATGGCGGGGTGGTGTCCAATCATCGCTCATTTGAATGAGAATCTCCCCCTTGGCTATTTTAGCCCCAGCATTCCAAGCGTTGATTATGCCTCCGGGGTTGCACCTAATGGCTTGATGAGGTGTGTAGTCGGTTGGGTCGTTGTGATCGACCATAAACAACCATTCAATTTCTAGTGGATTTTGGGCTAGTGAAAGCCATTGCCAACGCCTCTGCCAAGCAACTTGTGGCCTCCCTCTGGTAGCGTGAACGATTGAGATTTTGGGGGCTGGTCTAAACTTGCGAATCTTCTCTGCCTCGCCCATCTCATTAACGCATACCGCCGCCGTCTCGTATAAATCCATCGATTGCCAATTATAGATCGCCTCGACAAGATTCCAGTAGTGGGCTTTGGGACGATGCAAGGCCATACAAGCCCTACCCGCACCATAAGCCTTTACCCAGTTGCCCTTCCCTGCCCAATGATTAGCAATATAAAAATAAGCCTCTCGCCTATCGGGTTGTAGGGATATGGCTTGCCCAAGGTAGGAAAGCCTCTCGTTTTCTGGAACGCATCGGCCAAGGTTGCATAGAACATCGTAGCGGAGCGTGTCCTCTAGTTCTGGGAAGGCCAAGGCTCGCATACTGGATTCAATGCACTTGTCGTATTTACCAGACAAAAAGTATTCTTGGGCTTGGTAATATAGGGCGTTGGGGGCAGTTAAAAGCGTATCCTCTAGGATTCTAAAGTTCCTTTCAGCACTTTTGGGCTTATACCCATCGGGCTTGTGGATTCTGAAAATCTTGTCCACCCCAATCGTCTTATTTGGCTCTTTAGTAACAAGCATTTCGTGAACCCGGTTCTTCCAGTAGCAAGTGCCCTTCTTTGATATTTCTTCTCGGAGTGGTATGAGTCCGGCGTTGTCCACATTATATTTTAACGCCACTAGGTGAGCGTCTTTTTGAATGGCAAGGTCAATAGCCTCTTCGACTACCTTAGCCCCATCAGAGGCCATTACATCGTCAGCATCGACCCATAAACACCACTCGCTAGAACAAGCCTCTAACGCCGTATTCCTCGCCGTGGCAAAATCGTCAATATGAGGCCAATCATTTTTGTTGGTATAGTGAACAATCTTCGCACCCAACCCCCTCGCAATCTCCTCTGTTTTATCTGGTACAGCGTTCCCCCTAGCGATGCAAACAACAAGCTCCGCTGAAATTGGCTTAAATGACTCAAGGCATCTGGCGATATACTCTTCTTCATTTCCAGCGATGAGATAGACGGATATAGGATATTTCACTTGGATAGGATTTCTAGTTTCTAGGGGATGTCAATTAAAAGAAAAAGGGGGGATAGGTTATTCACCCATCCCCCCTTCTTCAGAGGAAACAACCAATAACAATCTTTAGCTAGCGGAGTAGTTGGTGGTGATACGAACGGCGGCGTTCGGGTCAATCACAACTTCATCCGTGTTCATACGAACCCGGAGCACTTGGCTACGGCGAGCTTCGTCACGATAGCTTTCGCTAACGAAACCACCAGCCGAGTCACCCGACCAGACCAAGGTGCGTCCGATTCCACCAGCGGTGAACTCACCACCAGAAATCTGACCTACGATGATCTTGGTATCTGGAACAACGAATGAACCAGAGTAGGCTTTGTTCTTGCCAGCGGTATTGATCGCCGCACGACCAACGAGGAGGGTCTGGATTCCCAGAGCCGCCGCAATTTCAGCTTCGCTCAACAACCGAGCACCAGTATTGGAGATAACTCCGAAGAACTGGTTTTGCAGGAGGGTGGAGCGTCTGATTAACTCAAACACATTGGCAGACATCGCAACACAATTCGGCTCGTAACCATACTGGTTAAGAGCGAGTTTGGCGGCCGCCACATCACGAGCCACATCAACCGTAGCGATGAGGGTGTTCGTGTAAGCAACTGCACGAGTCTGGTCAGCGATGGTGAATGGGGTCGTTGCGTTCCAGAGAAGATCGGATACCCGCTTCTCGTGGGAGAGCTTCAACTGACGGAGCAAGAACTTGGCAGTTTCACTCTCGTAGGAGAAGAAACGATTTAAGTCCTTAACGGCTGAATCATCTAGCAACTCCTCAAGGCCGTATTCGTCCGTGCTGTAATTTGCAGAACTGAAGGAACGAATCCCTCGGCTGTATGCTGAACCAGCATCACGAGCTGTTGCATTGTTGGAGAGCAACTCTGCACCAGCTAGTTGAACTTTGAGGTATGTTCCAGCCTTCGCATCAACATTCTGCAAAGGAAGGAGTTGTGCTCCAATCAAACCGACATCGGCTTGGGGGGCTTCAATGAGGGCTTGGTTGATGTCTGCCCGAATGCTTGTACCGCCGCTAATGTAACTCATTTTTTATATTCTTTCTTGGTTGGTTGAATTACTGGGTTAAAGGAACTGCGACTTCGATTACTGCATCAGCCGCACCGCCCTCAAGAGCAACTCCTACGATGCCAACATTGGCCGCCGCAGTTGTCACAAGGCCAGCCGTGCTAGTAGCCACTAGGCCGCCAGCCGCAATCGCCGTGTCACAAGTTGCAAAAAAGGTTGGGTAGAACAGCTTTACTGCTCCGTTATCACCAGCCGCTACGTCAGCAATAGTCGAGCCAACTGCACGAGCCGTGCCGGAGACTGCCGCTACTGCCAATCCATCTGTTCCGATTTGGACGAATCGGTAAGCCGAAATCGCCGAAGCGAAGTTAAAGGTGCGAACTGCACCGCCGTCAATATGTGTTGCCATTTTAGTATTATCCTTTTATTAGAGTTTAGTAATACCACGAGACAGAGCCTCGGAGTATTCTTTGGGGTTGGAGAGCATCACGGCTTTTATCGCCTTGAGCTTGCTTGTTCCGTAGTCGCTATGGGCGGCCACGAGAGCTTCAAAAGTTTTGGGTTCTTCCTTTTTCTCAGAAGGAACTTCGATTGAAGGGGAAGCGGGGATGGGCTTAATGCCGAACTCGGTGAGAACTTTCTTCACGACTTCGCTCATCTCTTCCTTTTTATCTTCGGAGGGCTCAACCTCAACCGAAATTTCGGGGGCGGGAGTCTCGGAGGGCTTTTCAGAGGCCATCTCCTCTTTCTTCATTTCGTCTTTGGGTTTCATCGAATCTTCAATGGCCGCCAAGCGTACCTTGATATCTTCGATATCTTTCATATAATTGTTTTCCATATTTGTTTTGTCCTTTTTGTCAAGTGGAGCTTCCTCCACAGCTTCTTTGGCTACGGCTGGGATTGTCTTGCCTCCCTGCACATAACCGAGTTTTTCCATAAACTTCACCATCTCCTCGAACAATCCGTTCGTGGCGGCTGGGCTGGAAACTAAATCAGCAGAGGCGATGCTCTGGGGTCGAATGTAATCCTTGCCATTGATGGTCTCGGACTCGTTCACGAAGGCTAATGAAACGCCAAACTGGTCGGGGGCTTCAGATGCCATCTCTTTGATAAGGCCGTAGTGGGGGGAGTTGCGGAGAAGGCGAAGGTCTGCCACTAGCTTATCCCCTTCGATGCGGGGGTTTCTGGCGAACCCGACAACCGCCTCCAAACCAGAGCCGTGGTTCATCTTTACCTTCACGCCATTCTTGGCGTTTCCCATAAGTTTGAGGGCAGTCTCTAGGCTTGTTTTATCCACGAAAAGGTCGTGTCCCTTGGCCTCACCTACCTCCAAAATTGAAACTCCACCTAGCTCGGTTTCCTCTAGTTCCTCGTCCCGATAGGTTGAATAGGCAACCGCCGCCCTTTGCTGTTCTTCTGGAAAGTCGCTGATGGCTTGCTCGTCTCCCATAAAGCGGGAAACAAAGTCTTGTTCGGATTCGTCAGCGGAGGGAATGGGTAGGGGCATAAATCATCGAGATTATGTCAAAGAAGATCGCCGTCTGCCTTGCGATACGACTCCTTGACCTCTCCCCCACCAGCCATCTTGAGAAACTTGTTCACCCTAGCCATAGCCCAAGCGTTGCGTGAGTTAGGCTTTCCCCCGGTAATCGTTGGCCTAAAGCTGGTCGAGAACGCACCCGCCCCCCTTCTAAACACTTTCTTCAATGCTCCAAGGCTAGGGGCTTTCCTTGAGGGGTGCTTGTCTTTGAACTCGGCAATCTTGTTCTTTAGTGCCTCCTCGTTCTCGGCTGAAATCTCAATGTCACCAGCCTTGCTTCTAGTGGATGCTGTGCCTTCTGGGTTCTCCTTTGAGCCTTTGATTCGTTCCTTTGGAGGGGCTGGGGTTTGGGAGACTGGTCGGGCTAGTTGCTTTTTGTCTGTAATCGGCCCACCCACAATCCAAGCGTCACAAGTCCTTTTTGCCGCACACTTAAAGTCAAATATCTCGCAGTAGCCAAGATTGCCAGCTTTTTCAACCTCGCCAGCTTCAGTTCCTATTCCTTTTGAGATACAATCTAAAACTCTTTTGCGTTGGTCGAAGGCCGCACAATTCCCACAAAGCATCTTCTTGGCCGTTGCTACATCACCTTGGAACTCATCTGCCTTGGCTTTCCAATAATCTTCATTTGGTTCATTAGGATTGGCTGGGCCGTAGTTAGCGTCATCAACCGCTGTTTGCCTATTGGCTAGGTTGGTTTTGATGTCTTGGGTTGCGATTGGGCAAGAGGCTGGTTCTGCTAGTTCTTTCTTGTCCCTTGCCTCCATCTGTCCAACGACTTTCCTAGCCCAAGCATAGCCAGCATCGCCACCCCATCCATTCCAAGCTTGCCAGCCCTTGCCCTGCTCATCCCAAGTTGAACCTTTTTTATCGACTTCGTGCCTATCAAAAAAGGCTTTCATTCTGCGAATTGTGTCGGGAGACATCTTAACGCCATTCTGCAAATCCCTCGCTCTGGCGATGCCCACCGGAGTCATTCCTCGTTGGCTGGGTGGTTTCGTCTCCCTTACATCCAAGGCTCTTTTAGCGGCCTCCCTTGCTCCTTGTGGTGGGGTAAAATCAATCCCATCATACTTTGCCAACTCAATCCCGCCCATCATTCCCTCGATGAGCATCTTGATGGATGAGGGGTCGAGGTTTTCTAAAACTTCTAAATTACTTTTTTTTTGAGTTGTGCCAGCGGGGGCGGGCGTGGGCGTAGGAGGTTCTGGGGCTGGGGGTGTTGAGCCTCCCGAAGTATCCTCGCCTTGGTCTTTTGCAATCTGCTGTTTCTCTTCCTTGGTCGTTGGAATGGTTGTGCCAACATTGACCCCAGCGATGATTGCCCTTGCTTGGTCTGGACTGATGGTTGGGAAAGCCGCCGTGATAATCGAAACCGCACCCTCCTTGGAAACTGCACCCATAGCAACTGCATTGATAACATTGATAAGCGAAGCAACTTGAGCACCATTGAGTGAAGCACCTCCAAGCATATCCTCGTCCGAAGGCTGTCCAGCGGGTTTCTGCTCGCCTTCTGGCGTGGTTGCTTGTGCTTTTTGTGAATCTCTGGTCAATCCCTCTGCGGCGATGTCGGAAATAGTATCTGCTGAAACTTCGTATTCCCCTGCCAAGTCCTTCACCAGCTTGGCCTCAATCGCCCTTTGCCTCATAGCACTCTCGAAGTCTTGCCCTCGCTCGGCGTAGATGTCGGCGGCGGTGCGGAGTCCAGTCTTAAACTCGGAGATTGCGGAAGCGGATTCTCTCCCTAAATCAATAGAGACATTAGCCCCGAAGTTAAAGATTCCCCTAGTTGTTCTTGTCCCAACATTGTTTTCAATCAAACCCCTAGAAACTGCGTCTGCAATCACGATGTTCTTAATAGGGCGAAGAACTTTATCATCTAACAACTTCTGGTATCTGCGGAAGGTTCGTCCCGCTTGTTGCATTTCAAGGCGAGCAGTCGGGCCACTCATAGCGGAAGGGTCTACGGCAAATGAATATGGGATTCCAAGTCCAAGGCAAATGTTCCTCAAAAGAATCTTGTGGAACTCTGCAAACGCACCAGAGGGACGGCTCGGCCCATCTGGGAAAACAATATCTTCGCCCGGTTCTAGGTAAGAGATTTTTCCAGACTCAATCGCTTCTAGTTTAATCGTGTTCCCATTCAAATCCTCATCGTTTGTGAGGCTAGACAAATCAGAAGCATTGTTGTTGTTCCTCTTCACGATTCCAGCTTGGGAACTTGCATTTTTAGCGGCCATTTTCTCAAAGTTGATAATGTCGTAGATGTCCGTTGCATCATTGATTGCAGTATGGAAAGCGGAGATTCCTCGGTACTGGTCGATGCGGAGCGGGTCGAATAAGTGGAATGCTTGGCTAGATGGAATGGTTGCTTGGTAGGTGTAGAAATCCCCGATGCTTCGGTTGTAGATGTCGTAGGCACTTGGAGCACCAGTATCACGATCAATATGGATTCCACCGATCAAATCTAGGCTTGTATAAACCTTAAATGGGTCTCCCAATCTATCTGCCTCGATGCCTTGAATCTTTAGATTGCCATCCTTATCTCGGACTAAAACGAAAAGAAAATCACCATCTCGGAGCATCGACATCATCGCCACTTGCATAAGGGTTGACCCAGTATGTCTTGTGGTTAGGTCGCACTTGTCCCACCATTCTGCCCAATATGCCTCGACCTCGGTATTGACTTCGGGGTTCTCGGTTCGGGCTTGGTAGGAGATATTGGCGGCGGTATGGGAAGCAAACTTCATTAGGATAGAGCGAACTAGGCCAACATTCTCTGCCAAGTCCCTCGCCCTTTTCATCAACTCTACTCGGTCATAATTGGAACGATAATCTTCCGCACCAGAAAGCGAACTCGGCCCCTTGCGTTCCCTTGTATATTTAACTGCATCATAGGAGAAGTTGACGAGCTTTTGTCGTGCAATCATCCGATTAACTGCCCCTTGCGGGTTCAGAAAAGCAACGGCTTTATCTATTAAGTTTAGCTGTGCTTTTTTCACGAGAACTTTGCGTAGGTTGTGCGGATACGAGTGCCATTGGCAGACTCAATGGCTAGGGTCAATTCTGCGATAGTATCACGAACTTCTCCGAGGTTCGCCCTTGAAAAAGAACGACCCGCTATCGAATAGCTTGTACCCGCCACCGCTATCGCTTCAAGACAAGTGACATATTTATCACGCAGAGAAGTTAGGGTGGCTAGGGGTAAGCCGAGAAAATCACCCTTCGCCATTCTCAACCTCATCTGTCAAACTTGCGGGTGCAACTTTCAATCGTCCATATAAGGCCGCCCCAACGATGTTCATACATTCGCAATCCATTAAGTGATTATGCTTACCGACTTGCTTCCACACAAGCCTTTCCCTTCCAGTCATAGGGTTTTTCACCCTCACCTTTACCTCCGCATCAATGTGAACTCTCCAAACATCGGGTGTGTCTAGGGCTATGTAGCCGGGTTCTTTGATAAGGTTCGATAGGATGTCTTTGATGGATGGATTCGACCACCTCCAAACTGGGCAGAACTTCCATTTCCACCCAGCCTTCGATTGAACTGCCTTACCACTAAAGGGGTCACCATTAGCGATTCGAGCATAGGGGCGTTGTAGTTTCTGCTCTCCTACAATCTCGGAGAAGCTCGTGCGATCTGAACCGACCAACGCCATCCAGCCATTCACACAACAATTATAGTACACCGATCTGGTTTGATCGCCCGAATCGCAAAAGACGCACTTTGATTCCACCCCAAACTCATCGGCTTTTGCTTTGATGTCGCCCCAAGTTTCTAGCCTCCCTGCCCACACGAGCCTTGACCTCCCCTCCAAATCCCAAGCTCTCACAACGCACCAAGCGTGGAATCCCCCAGCCTCTTGAATATCGCAAGCCATAATGAGCTTCTCGCCCATCCGAACTTCACCCATCTTGTAATCACCCGCCACGATCTCCATCTTCTCGCTTTCGTGTTCCATCCAAGGCTCGGCTAGAACTCGGTTCACGAAGTCTTGTAGGCCGATGATTCCGCTGTGCTTGTCTTGTAGCCATTTGCAAGCCAGCGACCCCCAAGACACCCAAGGGGCATATAGGCCATTAAGATGATAGGAGCGTCTAGCTGGTTCGCCCTTTAGATTGGTTACCCTCCACTCGCCCTCTCTCAACATCTTGGTTTTCTGTCCGTCTGTAATCTTGCCCTTACACTCCTCGCACTCGTAGTGAGTGCTAGATTTCACCAGCTTGAAATCATAAACTCCATCCTCAATCTTGGCGGCCTCGTCCCACTTCACTTGCCCCCAAACTAGCTTCTGCTTATGCCCACAATGAGGACAAGGAACAAAATAGAAACGCATATCACCCTTCTGCCATTCAGACCAAATGATTGAGTCGGCAGTTGTGGGTGTGCTGGTCGCTATGATGAGATGGTTTGGGTAGGTGCTGACTCGTGCCTCTGCTAGTTGAACTGGGTTCGCCTCTCGCCCCGACCCTGCTTGCTCTGGGAACTTGTCCACCTCATCCATACACAATAAGGCAATCGAGCGACTGGAAAGAGCCGAGGGGCTTGTGCCAGCCCACCACACCGAGCATCGCTTAAAGTGTTGTTCCAATATCTTTATCTTATCTGTATTCTCTGGTTTTTCCTTGGCTAGTGCAGGGCAATCGTCAATCATCGGCAACCACCTAGTTTCCGTGAAAGACCTAGCCAAATGTTCGCTAGGCATTACCCACAAAGCGGGGCAAGGTCGCTCTGCTATGCGGTACGCTAGGCCAGCTAGAATAGTTGTGGTCTTGCTTGTTTGAGCCCCCCATACCAACACTACCCTACGAATCGAATCATCGCCAAAAGCCTCTAGTGGTTCACGGACATAGGGCGTGAGCGTTGTCGAATATGCTCCGGGTATGTTTGTTACTCTTGCGGAAAGGGTGAGGTTTTTCTCTGCCCACTCTGGAATTGAGAGTTGTTCCCTTGGCTCAAACAAAAGACGAGCGAAGTTCTTGGCCTCATCGATCTGGTTCATTTACGAGAATTGCAGTTCCTTTTGAAGATTGGCATTTTTCAAGAAGGAACACCCTTGCTTAAAATAGCTGTCCTTAAGTTCTGCCCCAATAAACTTTCTCTTCATTTTTAAGGATTGATAGCCCTCACTTCCTATCCCTGCAAATGGAGAAAATATAGTATCCCCAGCGTTGCTCCACATCACCAGACACCTCTCAATAACATCTAGCTGAAGTGGGCAAATGTGCCTTTCGTCTTGTTCGTCTCTAGCCATTTCCCCATTCAAGACATTCCCTTGGTCTATTGTTTTCCAAACTGGTGAAGCCCATTCTTGCCATTGGTCTAAAGGGAACTCCTCTGGGGTATGGGTTATTGGCTCTTTGTTCTCTCCCGGCTTTTTAAATATAAGCACATATTCTGGTGAGCCAGTCCTAGAATCTGATGAGTCTGTTCTCAATGTTTTATATAACAATCCGTGGGCTTTTGTTCTTTGCATCTCAACGACTGGGTCTTTCCATATTGTTATTCTTGAATGGAAATACCATCCAGCCGTTCTAAATGCTCTTACGATGTCACCAGAGAAGTCTTGATATTCAATCTTTCCGTGCTTCCACTTGGTTGATAGGAGGTCGTTACAATGAACACAAGCCATCCTTCCCGGCTTTGTGATTCTTAATAGCTCATCAATAAGGAACTTAAACTGCTCTGCAAACTCGTCTTTGCCATTGCAATTACCCATATCCTGCGGGTCTGATGAGTATGTGAATAGATCGGCGAATGGTGGCGAAAATATAGAGCAATCGATTGATTCCTCTTTTAATGTCTTTGCCACTCTCACGCAGTCTCCGTGATAAAGCTCCCATCCATTTCCAGATGCTTTTGTTATGTCTGTTTTCATTGTTTTTGGTTTTTCTCCTTTTCTTAAAGATAGTGCGGCTATCTTCATTTGTTCCTGCATTTTGGCGTGTTGCCCTATCTTTTTGTTTATAGCTTGCAAAATCGCCCCTTCGGTTCTTGCTTGCACGATATAGGCATTAACCTTTTTCTTTTGCCCAAACCTATACGATCTTCTCAAAGCTTGGTAGAAATCCTCAAACGAATAACTCAATCCAACAAACGCAACATTTCTGCAATGTTGCCAGTTTAGCCCATAGCCACAAATCGATGGCTTGCTAATAATAACCCTTGCATCACCGGTTGAAAATGCTTCTAGTCTTTTCTCTTTCTTTTCTGGCGTATCGCTTCCCCTAATCTCGATTGCGTCTGGAATTATCGCCCTTAATTCATCGGCCTCAAGGTTTGTGTTGCACCATACCACCCAAGGCTCTTTTGAGTCATTGACTAGGTCGGCAACTGCTTTTGATCTGTGTTTGGCTGTTTCCCTTAATTCTCTGTGCATTGTTGTGGCCGATAGCGTGGCGTGCTTAAACAACTCCTCTCCCTCTCCTCGCTCATCCACTTCTACAAGAATAGTGCCTAGGTTTAAGGTCGGCAGAATATAGCCTTCATCTGAAAAGCCAATATCGCTTGGCCTAGATACGCAAGCCGCCCACGACCCCAACCACTTCCAAAATGCTTTTTCTGCGTGTCCTTTTAGCCTCCAAGTCCCGGTATCGAATGTGTCGTTAATAAAATATGTTGCAAGCATTTGGGCTGGTGAGCATATACCAAGGAAGTCGGCGTGTTGCCCAATTTCCGTAAAATCATTTGGGCTAGGTGTGGCTGTGCAACAAAGCCGATATGGGGTTGAGGAGAATCTTTCTGTAAGTGCGATTCTTGTTTTTCCGCTGAAGTTCTTGAGAATACTTGATTCGTCTAAAACAACTCCCGCAAATTCAACGCCATCAAACAAGTCCAGCTTCTCATAATTTGTAACATTTATCCCGCTTTTCAGAGTGCTTGCGTCTTTTGCGTGATGAGCTGTGATTCCGAATTTCTTGCCCTCTTTTATTGTTTGTTCGGCAACGGCAAGAGGTGTTAGAATTAAAATATTTCCACCGGTATGCTCGCAAACTTGTCTAGCCCATTCGAGCTGTTGGGCGGTCTTGCCCAATCCGCAATCTTCAAATAAGGCACATCTGCCTTGCTGAATAGCCCAATTAACAATATGCTTTTGCCAGTCGAAAAGAGGGGCATCGATTGGCTTTGCCCTAAAACCAGCTTCTTGAGTGGTCTTAATTTTTGCTTGTATTAGTTCGTCATAGGATTTCATTTCTCAATGTTTTATTGAGTTTATTTTGAATCGTCAATAACTATTTTCATCTCTTAACCATATAATCTTTTGCATAAGCCCACGCTGGCTTCATATGGATTTCTTGATGGCACTCAAAGCAAACAGCCAAGAAGAACTCAACCTCATTGAGCCTATCTCCAAACCTTCCTCGCCTATGGTGAACTTGGCTTGCCATCTTGCATCGGCACACTTGGCAGATTGGGTTGTTGGTTAAAAACTTTTCTCGCACATCTTTATAGACCTCGTTTTGTCCCTTTCTCTTTGCAGATACTCGGCGTAGCTTTCCACCTCGCTTGAGTGGGGTTTTGCGTTTAAGGGGAAAGCGTTTCATCGGTCAAAGAATGGTAACACTATCGCCAAGACACATAAAGCACACAAGATAATTGCAAAACATTCGTTCATTTGAAAGCCCCCTCTCCTTTTTGAATTGTAATAAAAATTTGATTAACTCCGTCTTGGATGGCTTGCTTGGCACACTCCGGGTCGCTTGGGTTTGCTCTGGCCGCAAGGCTGGATGGCATCGCATCGAGCAACGCCCTTATTCCTCCGTGCCACTTGGTTATCCACTCTTGCACCTCGTCCATTCGTAAAGTGATTCTGTTCATCTCTTCCCATCGAGCGTGTTCCATTTCTGCTTCTGCAACTCGCTTTTTTGCTTCGCCCCATCCTTGAACTGCCGCCCTCATAGCGACTGGGTTTCTTTCGTTGGTTGCCCTCTGAACTAATGAGTAGGCAACTACCTCGGCTCTCCTCGCTCGGTGTAATCGTCCAAGCGGATTTTCCAATTTGATCGATTCGGCATCCGAGTTTTCTGATGTCTCTGATAAGTTCGCTGATGCTGACAAGATCGGCCTCGCCCTGCTTGGTTTCTTTTGATTTGCTATTTTCCAACGCTCTGCATCGCTCACGCTTGTAAGGGGCATACCAGCTTTTACTAATTGGGAGATTGCCCCCCTTGTTAGCCCCCATTTGTCGCATAGCTCTTTTTGTCTTATCATTTCTCACAAAGGCTTCCCACACGCCAAGCATTTCTCGCCTTCTCCACCCTTCTCATCCTCTGGGCTAGTTGCCTCCATCATCTTTCCAATCTCATCTAGGCTAAACCCGGTAATATCAATATCGATCTCCCCTGCATCTAGTTCCTCTAAGATGTCTTTGAGTTGGGGCATATCGAACTCCCCGCTCAATTTGTTGAGGGCTAGGTTCGCCGCTTTCTCTTGCGTCTCATCTAACCAAACCGCCCAGACTTCGATCTCGTCTTTGCCAAGTGCTGAATAGCACTTTAACCGCTGATGGCCTCCAACCACATTCCCAGTCTTTGCGTTCCAAGTTATCGGCTGAAGATTCCCAAGTTCACTCAAAGATTTTGTGAGCCTTCCCAACGCATCCGAAGTGATGGTTCTAGGATTATATTTTGCTGGTGAAAGTTCGCTGATTTTCTTTGTGACTAGCGATGGGTACTTCATTTTTCTTTCCTAACTATGTTGAGATAAGGGTTTTAGGCTAAACTCCCAAAGAAAGTTTGCGGTGGGAACC